GGCAATTTAGTGTAAATTGAGTTGAGTTTGGGGGGGTATTGCTTTGCGTAGTTTGGTGATAAACTGGCTTACATAAAGCCGAGGAAAAAAAATGAATAAATTACCGCCTGAATTGCATTTGGTCAATGGCTCAAAAGGCATGAACCAAGGAGTGCCTTTGCCTGAGTCAATCAAAGCCCGAATTCCAAAAGCTGATTGGTTAGACAATCCTGAGCATTGGGACAGAAATAAGTTTATTGCTGAAACATCCGAATTTTTGTATAAGGTTTACGGAATCGGCAATGACCAAGACAAACACGCACTAGCTTTTCTTGCTGAACAAATTGATACTTATATCGAATGCAAAACCAAACTAGCCAGCACAGGAATTATTGCGCGATTTAATGGCGGCAAGACTATTGGACCAAACCCGCTTTTAAGCATTAGGCAAAACACGCTTAAAACCATAATTCAGCTAATGAACGAATTAGGGCTTACACCAAGGGGTCGGCTTAATAGCGGTAAAGCTGAAGAAGATAGCCCTGTGTCTAAATTCTTGCGAGGTCCTAAAGGATGAAATGGCAAGATGGCGTTATATATGCAAATCAAGTAGTTAAAGGCGAAATTAACGTATGTCGAAATGTGCGGCTGGCTTGTCAAAGATTTTTAAATCACATAGAAAACAAAGAATGGGAATGGATTTTTGACCCTGATTTTCCTGCGCACGTTTTATCTTTTGCTGAAGCGTTAAAGCATACCAAGGGTCCACAAGCAGGCGACCCGATTGTTCTTGAGCCATTTCAAGTTCTTTTGATTTGCGCGATATATGGTTTTCGGCACAAAAAAAATCTAAATCAAAGAATGGTTACGGATGTAATTGTTTTTATTCCCCGCAAAGCGGGAAAGTCTACGCTGACTGCTGTAATTGCCCTATATGAGTTAGCTTGCGGAGAGGCTGGCGCGGAAGTCTTTACGCTGGCAACAAGTCGAGAACAAGCTTCTATTGTGTTTGATGCCTCGCGTGGTTTTATTGAAAATATGCCAAGCGATTTATCCGCGCTATTTAATGTTAGTAAATATCAGATAAGCAAGGCTGGCGACAGCCAATCAATGTTTAAAGCGTTAAGCCGCGACACCAAAAAAACAGGAGATGGTAAAAACCCTAGTTGTGCAATCATTGATGAGGCGGCACAGATTACCGATAGAAACAGTATTGAAGTTTTGCACTCAGGTATGGTGGCTCGACAGAATCCATTGCGCATATACATCACGACCGCAAGCTTTACCAAAGAAACCAAGTTCTACGAAGATATGACAATGTTTGAGAATATCTTGCTTGGCAACCAGCCTGATAACCCGCGCTGGTTTGGCTTGCTGTATGGGCTTGACCCGCAAGATGATTGGCGTGAACCTACAACATGGGCAAAAGCTAACCCTATGCACGGAATCAGTATTTTCCAAACAGCGATTGAAGCAAGAGCAGAAGAAGCAAAGCATAAGCCTGCCGCGCTTAATGAATTTCTTTGTAAGACTCTTAACATCTACGTTAGTGCCAACTCCGCTTGGGTAGACCGTGCATATTGGGATGACCGCAAGGCTTTAATCATTGCGCCCGACAGAGAACCCGAAGCGGTGTTTATTGGGTTTGATTTGGCGGCGACCCGCGACTTAAATGCAGTTTGTACGCTTAAACGTTTTGCTGAAGATGATTACGAGGCTGAGTTTAAATTCTTTTTGCCCGAAGATGGCTATAACCTTATACCCAAGCATTACGGCGACATTTTTAGAATGGCAAAATCATCAGGAATATTACACGTAACGCCCGGCAACGTCATTGATGACCGAGAAATTAGCGACTACATAATTCAGCAAGCAACTAAATACAGCTTAAAAGAAGTTGGTTACGATGCTTACAATGCCGCAAGTTTGGTGGCTAGGTTGCATGATAGCGGTTTGCCTGTCAAAAAAGTCGGTCAAGGAATGTCGGTGTTAAGTAGCCCATCCAAACAAGTAGAAAAGTTAATTATGAATTACGGCATAAAGCACAACGGCAACCCTTTTGTGGGCTGGCAATTGGGCAACTGTGAGGTTTACGAAGATGTTAATGGAAATATTAAAGTCAGAAAAAACGAAGCTGACAAATCAGCTAAAGTGGATGGTATCATTGCTTTAATTATTGCTGTACACTGCTCACTAGACAATCCTGCAATGTCGGGCTTTGGTTTCCGCACTTTTTAGAGGTGAAACATGGGAATATTGGACGTTTTCAGCAAAAAAGGTAAAAATACTAAAGAATCTAATACGCTTTTTGGACAAACTGCGTTAGGTAACAACATTGTTTATCAGGGTAACAATAAGAATCCGACAGTAAATACGCAGATTCTGTATGTCACTACTGGCAGTACAACCAACGCTGGTCGCCCAGTAGACACTTCTTTACTAACTCGAAACAGCACTGTAATGTCATGCGTGGCGGTTAAAGCGCGAGCTATTTCACAATTGCCAATTAACATTATGGCAATGACAGAAGATGGTACTTATGTAAACGCATTGACTGACCCCAATGTAGGTGTGCGTGACAAAATAAAAGCCAAGCAAGTCTATTCATTGCTGACTAACCCAAACAATTTCCAAAGCCAATATGAGTATTGGTATCAGTGGATGATGTGGCACGAATTGCTTGGAGAGGCTTTTACCCTGTGGTGGAGAAAAGACCAATCCGACCCAAGCCAAACACCGCTAGAAATGTACGAATTAGACAGCACACTGATTGCTGTAACCATCACGCCTACAAGATACCCGAGTTATTGTTTGTCTACGCCCAGCTACGGCTTTAACAAAGATGAACCGCTTTCCGCGCATCAGGTTATGCACTGCAAGGATATGGCATGGCAAGGTTCTGCTGGTTTCAATAAAGGCATATTGGCGGCTGAACTGGTTGGCTTAGACCAAGACATTGACTTATATGCCAACTATGTAATGCTCAATGGCGCAAAGCCCAGCGGTATGTTTATTACCGACAATGTGATTCCTGATGCCAAATATAAAGAGATTGCCGCACGATTAAAGGAGGCATGGTCTAGCATGGTGGGCAGTCAGCAAACCGACAAAAGCAAGCCGGGTCAGGGTATGTTGCTTGACCAAGGCATGAAATATGAACCGCTAAAAATGTTAAGTTTGCAAGATACTGATTTGGCAAACTTAAAAAAGCAAACAATGACAAGAATTTGCGGTTTGTATGGTGTGCCACCAGCCATGTTGCATATTGGCGACCAAAAATTTAACAATACGCAAACCATGCTGGATGAGTTTTATAAGTCCACTATGTACCCGATTATTGTTAACGTCCAGCAAAAGCTGAAAGCCTCGCTGTTTAAGGGCTACCCTAATTTGTGCGTGGAATTTGACACACAAGACTTTCTAAAGGGCGCACCGCTTGACCAAATGAATTATGCGGTGGCTGGTGTCAATGCTGGAATAATAACGCAGAATGAGGCGCGGGAATACTTGGGTAAGGCGCACATGGATGGCGCGGATACGCTAAAAGAAGGCGGTAAACCTGAACCAATCGCTGGCACAAGTCCACAAGACACTGGCGGCGGCGGCGGCAATCAGACCAATAAAATGAATATTGGAAAATAAAATGACTACCATTTTCCAAAAAGTGGTAGGATATTTGCAAGATTACAAACCTAGAGGAAAGCCGCCTCGCGGCAGACCACCCAAAACAATACAAGACATTGACCGAACAAAAGTCGATGAGGTAATTCATGACAAAAAACTTGATGATGGTATGCGAAGCCAAGCTGGTCATGGAAGCGCAAAGCGCAGACAAAGAACCAACTGGAAAGATTGAAGCCCGTGTTACTACATGGGGTGCAAGAGAAGGCGCAGATGGTCGCAAGTTTAACTATCAGCCTGAAGGCTTTATGGATTGGGCAAAAACATTTAGCGCAGAAGGTAAGCCACTGCCAATGTTTTTAAACCATGCCGCTGACTCAATGCCTGTTGGCGAGTGGACACAATTTGATTTTGACGATGAAGGCATGACTGCTTCAGGTCGGCTTTACATGAACACCAGTGCTGGCTCTGATTTGTACCAAATTATGAAAGAATCGCCAATGATGTTTGGCGGTGTTTCTGTTGGTGCATACGCTGAGGAATATCAATATGTCAAAGAAGATGGCACACCAATGACTATTGGTAGTGATGACCCTTACAACGATGGATATTTTCAAATCACTAAAGGCGGCTTGCGTGAAGTCAGCGTGGTGATGTATCCAAACAATCCAATGGCAGAAGTACACAAGCTGGAATATTTCCGCGATGATGGCTCTGCTAATTTAAAGAATTTGGAAAAGGCTCTGCGCGAGGCAGGGATTTCCAAAAAAGATGCGGTCACTTCCGCATCTGTCTTCAAGAAGGTTTTGGAACAGCGCGATGTTGTCCAAGTCCCGATTGAAAATGCGCCACAACAGAGTGAGTCCGATGTGGATGTGACCGAAGCTGACATACTCAAAGCACTTGAATTGCGCGAGTTGTCAAAAACCCTAGATAAACGACTGAAAGGTTAATCATGTCCCAAGCAATCATTGAGAAGCTGGACGCTATCGAAGCTAAACAAATCGAAGCGGTATCAGCAGTAGAAGCAAAAATTCCTGAAGCTGTTGAAGCTGTTAAAGCTGAAATGGCAGAAAAGATTTCTGCATTGGAAGCAAAAATCGCTAGTGTGCAAGCACCAGCAATCATTCGCGCCCCACACAAAACTGTGCGTGGTGATGTGAATCGTGCTGTGCGTGAGCAAATTTCTGCTTACTACAAAGGCGGTCGCCAGCAAGAAAAAGAATTGAAGATGTTTGAAGATGCTGGTCAGTATGACGCATACTTGCAAGAAGCCTCAGCGTTGACCGCTGGCGGTAACAACCAAGGTGGTCGTACAGGCTATGACCCTGTGTTTGTTGCTCTGCGTTTGGCTAACCCCATGCGTGGCATTTCTCGCACAGTTGCAACCGATGGTTCTTCTTATCAATTCCGAGTCAAGACAGGTAACGCTGGTGCGGCTTGGGGATACACCATCCAAAACAACGGCGCAACCACAACTGAAGATACAAGCATTTGGCAATTGGTTTTGCAAGACTTGAACGTCCAGTTCCCAATCCGTACAGCCGCCTTGGATGACATTGATGGTTTGGAAGGTAATGTTGTTGACGATATGTTGGCAGAATTCGCACAAAGCGAAGCCCTGTCAATGGTTCAGAATAACGACCAAGCCGCACAATCAGCATCTAACCCTTACGGCGGTACAAACGGCTTGCGTGGTCTTGACCAATACGCTGGCGCGAATGCTACCTACACAGGCGGCACAGCATCAACAGCGGCATTTGGTACAAGCGGCACAGGCTCAACCACAGGCTTGCACAGCTTGGCTACCTATGACCAATTGACTTCAAACGTCAATACTGTTGGCTTGAACAACATTGCTTACAAAGATGTGATTAACTTCATGTATTCTTTGCCACAGCAATATTGGACAGCTAACGCTAAGTTCATGGTTAATCCAATTTTGGCTCAAGCTATTCGTGGCTTGCAAGATACCAATGGTCGTCCAATTTTCAACTCTGTTGAATCATTGAACCCTGATGGCATCATCGGTCAAATGTTGGGCTTTGATGTTGTGATTAACAAATACTTGGACAACCCATTCCAAGGCACAACAGGCTCTGCTGGCACTAACAGCTTGTACCCTATGTACTTTGCTGACTTCTCACGCTTCCACACCATTGTTGACCGCTTAAACATGGTGATGCGTAGATACGACCAGACCGCACCGGGCTTTATCACTTTCTACGGTGAGAAACGCTTGGCTACATCTGTGCGTGACCCGAACGCTGGCGTTCGCTATCGTTCAACAGGCACATCAACCTAATAGTTGCCGTTGGGTGGAGGCTAAAAACCTCCACCCTTTTTTTAGCAACCTTTTTTTGGAATGACCATGAGCATCACTGAACGAATCCTGACAGGCATTAAACAAACACTGGAAACAGGCGACCAAATCAAGATTGATTTGCGCGAAGCCTCTGCACTTACAGGTTCGGGCAACAATGTAGGTGGTCGTACTTTATTTGATGACGCATTTGCGGCTTTGCGTTTTGCAAACCCTTTGCGTCAAGTGGCAAGACAAGTCAAGCGCGATGGTCAAAGCGCGGTGCAATTTGTTGCAAAGACAGGTAACGCAACCACGCAAGCTAACCCTTGGGGTTACACATTCACGGCTGACAGCGGAACACCAAACACAAATACCAGCATTTGGCAATTGCCTACTCGCGTGATTACGGCTCAATTGCCTATCCGCAGTGCGGTCTTGTCTGATGTAAATTATTTAGATGAAACATTGGTAGAAGATTTGTTCCAAGAATTTGGAACTCAAGAAGCCAATTCAATGATTATTAATAACGACCAAGCTGGTTCTACTACGACTACCACTGGTGGCGTAGATGGTTTGCGTGGTCTGAATATGTACACGACTGCGGCGGCTTCAGCTTATGGCACAAGCGGCACAGCAATCACAAACGGCATTCATAGTATTGCTACTGTTAGTCAAGCGGCGGCGGCTATTACATACGGCGACATCACCGATATGGCGCGTTTGTTTCCAGCGCAATATTGGAATTTGCCCGGCACAGCATGGATGATGCATCCAGAGACAATTCACAATCTACGCAATTTGGGGTCTGGCGTGACCATTCGCCAATTTGCCGAGGTGGGTGATTCTGATGGTGGTTCAGTAGTCAATATTTTTGGATTCCCTGTGATTCCAAACCCATATATGCAAACTGTTGCCAATGGTAACTTTAGCGTTTACTTGGCAAACTGGAGAAACTTTGTAACTATTGCCGATGTGGAAGAAATGAATGTGCAAGCGTTTGAGCAAACCACGCCCGGGTTCATAACCCTGTACGCAGAGAAACGATTGGTTTCTACTGTGCGCAACCCTTTTGCTGGCATTCGTTTGGTTGGTGTCTAACAATGTCTGTTGACCAACTTGGCTATTTAAACCTTGGTGCGCCTACCCGCAATCCGTTTAACTATGAAAAGTTTGAACAGATTGCGCGGGATAACGCAACCGCATGGCTGACGCTTGCCGAGATTCGCCAACAGTTAAATTTATTTGATGACACTAGCCAAGACACATATCTGAGCAGTTTGGAATTGGCGACACGCCAAGCAATTGAAGACTATTTGGGCATGAGTATTTTTGCCACAAGCTATCGCGTGTACTACAACGCAACAAGTTTGTATGGCACGCCCTTGTCTTTAGACTTGCCTGAAGTGTCGCAAAACAATTCCACACCAGCAAGCGGAGTGACCATTACTAATGTTAAGTATTTTAATGATGACACACCGCCGGTTTTAACGACTGTTTCATCATCGACATACTACTACGACAACTCAGGCAATAAAGTGGTCTTGCAGACGCTTCCAAGCGATTTAAACAGCAACATGACTAGCCCAGTGTCTTGTGAGTATGTCAGCCCTGTAAACCCTATTGCTCTTTACCCAGTAGTTAAGCAAGCTGGCTTGCTGTTGTTGACGCATTTATATAACCATCGCAGTGACACAACCGATGGCAATTCCAAGCCTATTCCGTTTGGCGTTGCTACCCTTTTGCGCCCATATAAACCTTTGGTGATGTAAATGGTAGCGCGGTATGAAAACATCGCAGTAAAAACATTGTCATTTTCCAAAAGTGATTTTGGCGAACAAAGCACAACGCAAACCCTGTTTTTCAATACTCGCGCAACTATTGCTGATGTGTCAAACAATGTTCGCATTTCGGACAAATACAGGGTTTATACAGACATTGTGCAAATGACTGTTAACTACACGCCAAATATAAAATTGATTGTTGACAATCAAAACGCATATTCAATAACTTGGCGCGGGTACGATTGGCGCATTGACAATGTGCGTGAAACAAATGACCGACAGTTTGCCCAATTAACCTGTGTGCGTAATGACCCTGTGGTGGCTGTCTAATGGCTACACAACAAAATCCCGTCCAGTACGCCAAAGCGATTCAATTCCAATTGCAAAGCATAGTCACACCTGTGCCTGTGTACGCAACCTTTAACCGCAACTTTGCTATCGAACCAAAGTTCATAACATGGATGTTAAGAAATGTTCACCAAGAAGTTTTTACTGGACAAACTCAATCAAATAAAAGCATTGACCGCCCAGTTTTTCAAATCAGTATTTTCACGCAAGTCATAGAAGATGGTTTCACAATTTCCAATCAAATACTACAATCCTTGCATGGATACAGTGGTTTGTTTGGAGGCGTGACTAATGGGTTTTGGATTGCCAAAGCTGATGTGCAATGGTTGTACAACAGCTATGACAATGAAGACAAATTGGGGCAAGTCTTCTTAGACTGCACTTTGGATATTCCAACATAAGACAAGTTCAGCAACGAATCGGAAGGAAACGAAATGCCTTTACCAACGAAAGTCTTACCGGGCTTTGTCGCATCGCTGTATGTTCAGCCAAGCGCGACACCCACACCATTGACCACCGCACAACTATCGTTGATTGCAAGCGTTTCTCCGCTTACTATCAGCGGCAATTTGTTGCAAGTGGAAGCAGTACCCGCATTCGGTCAGGACGATGCCGTTGCTAGTTTCATGGTCGCTGGCTCGCGTCAATCGGACAAAATCCCGACACAAAGCGCACCCACTAGCATGACGATTACTGTGGCTTGGAATCCAAGCGATTCAGTATTGTTGCTGGTGCGTGGTGATGCCTACTCAGGGCTTGTAGACCGCACATATATTGTTCAGGCTACCGATGGCACAGGAACAATTAATTACGCCTTTAATGCTCGCGTAGGGCAGTTCCAGATTGATGCCCAGCCGGGCGCAGAAGCGAAAGCAATTTTTACTCTGCACCCTCGCGGCAATCAGTATGGTTGGACAAACACGGCTTAATCAGGAGAAACAAAAATGGCATTACCCTCAAAAGTCCTACCCGGCTTTGTTGCATCGTTTTGGATGCAGACATCAGCCGCACCGTTCAGCACAGCAAACTTGGGTGTGTGGACAGCTTCAGTTGCAACCATTGTCGGCACAAGTGCTGGCGGTACAGGCGCATCAGGCACAGCATTAGCCACTATTGAATCAGTCCCAGCGTTTGGTCAAGATGACGCAGTGGCAAGTTTCATGGTTGCTGGTTCACGCCAAAGCGACAAAATCCCAACGCAATCCGCACCGACTTCCATGACTATCACTGCGGCATGGAATCCCTCTGATGCTGGTTTGCTGTTGATTCGTGCTGACGCATATTCTGGTCTTGTTGACCGCACTTATGTAGTGGCGGCTTACGATGGAACGAATACTGTGGCTTATGCTTTTAATGGTCGTGTGGGTCAGTTCCAAATCGATGCACAACCCGGTGCTGAAGCCAAGTGTGTATTTACCATCCATCCTCGCGGCAATCAGTACGGTTGGAGTAATTCCTAATGAAAGTCGCTGACGCTGTTGAAGTGTTGGCGACCACCCACCAATCCCTTGACGCAGTGGCGCGGGGGTTGGAGGTGAAAGCCAATGAGGTTGCTACGGCACTTGCCAAAGCAAAGCCTGACACAGTGGAGTTTGTTTGTTTAACAATACTTGCACGATACAACCCAATTGCCGCAACAATTGAACCAGAAGAATAAACATGACAGACACGACAATACAAAACACGGCAGATTTATTAGGTTTCTTGGTTCAGCAATCTGAAACTCGCAAAGATTGGTTTGGTTTCACGCAACAGAAGATGACAGCCGTTAGTCTCGCGCATGAGATTGCGGCTCGCCATGCTGACACAATGACACCTGAGCAAGTGGTGGAGTACGCCAAAGAATTAAACGAATTGCTTTTCCACCGCCTGATAAAGCCCGGCGCATGGAGAATTTGAAATGGCAAAAATTGGATTCAAACTTGAGGGTTTTGATAGCCTTTTAAAAAATTTTGATGACATTGCAAAAGAAATTGGTGATAAAAAAGCTAATAGCAAAATACTTATACCAGCCGTGCGTGAAGCAATGCAACCAACATTAGCTAAAGCAAGATTACTTGCGCCCATAGATACAGGCGCATTAACGGCACACTTACAAGTAGAAGCAAGGCGACCAAATAGAAAAGATAAACGTTCTAAATATATTTTTAATGGCGACAATGTAATTGCATTAGTCACCACAAAAGCATTTCCTAAAAAACTAAAAAAGAAATTTAGCGCAGAAAACCAAAACCTGAGTTCAGCAGACCGCGCAAAGAAATTTAAGGCTTTTGCGGCTTCTAGTGGATATATGTACGATGCTCGCGCCATAGCCCAAGAATTTGGCACAGCACGAATGAAAGACCACAAACCATTTATGCGACCAGCATTAGAAGCGGCAAGCCCCGAAGTATTAAGAAAACTAAGCGAAGGCTTGGCAAGAAGAATAAACAGTTACAAACCAAAATACTAACAGGAGAAAACATGACACGATTTGCTGATGCACTCGGTGCAAAGTACCAACAGAACAGAGAAAACATCTTTACCCGAAGATTTGAATTAGGCGGTCACACATTCAAGGTCAGGATTCCTTATGTAAATGAATCCGATGAAATCTACAAGCGCATCAATGAACCTGATGAAGCCAAAGTAGCAGAAGCCTATAAGCAGATGACCGACCCGCTAATGGCATTAAAAGACCAAGACGCTGGCTTTACTTTTACTGATGACGATGTGCTGATTGAAGGGCGGTCGCTGAAAGAAGCGGCAAAGCAAAAAATCCAAGTAGAAATTAAGATAACTGAATTTGTTAAGTTACTTGTTCCTGAAGTAGAAGGTGCAACGCTGGATGACTTAACTTATGAGGAGATTGAAGCCGAGTTTCCGATGGCGGTGCAAATGCAATTGGTTGAAAAGATTGCTGAAGCTATTAGCCCGACATACAAGGAAACAAAGGGAAACTGATTGGCTCATTGAAAAGTCAAGTCATCACCGCGATGATTTTCAATGGGCATACACATGAAACAATAGCGGAACTGGATGGGGTCACAATGGCGCAATTGCAAACTATGTATGGTGATGGATTGGTTGGCAATCAAGGCTTGCTTAATGTGCTGGGAGTGCTGACCAATGGAGTGTTTAATTACATGAGGGCGGCTGGTTCAAGCCCTTATAAACTAGCCAACATTTTAGGTAATGCGTATGATTACATATATCCACCGCTGACTGAAGAACAAAAAAGACAGCAAGCCAATGACCAGTTGCTGGCATTTATGAGTCAAGCACCGGGGTTTTCCAAAGAAAGATTCGGGGTAAAAGATGGCGAATAATGTTGGTCGATTAGGCGTTGTCCTTGGGTTGAACACAGCCGAGTTTGTTGCTGGCATCGAAAACGCTGGGAAAAAATTAGATGCTTTTGTAACAAAAATTGGTGGCGTTGCAAAAGTAGGTGCAACAGCTTTGGCGGCAATGTCTATTGCGGCATTAAAGTTCGCAGATGATATTGGTGACGTTGCTGAAGCCAATGATGTAGCAATTGATACTGTTGTCAAACTACGAATGGCGCTAGACGCAAGCGGTGGCTCGGCTGATAAAGCTGGCGTAATGCTGTCATCTTTTGCTAAAGCTATTGATACAGCGGCGAGCGGTTCTTTTGAAGCGCAAAAATCATTTAAGTCAGTCGGTGTTTCCTTAAAAGACATCGGTTCAATGACGCAAGAACAGCTACTCGGCAAAGTGCTTGCTGGTCTTGAGCAAATGGACGATACAGTTACACGCAATGCAAAGGCAATGGAGTTTTTCTCTAAGGCGGCAAAAGGTGTAGCGTTTGATAAGTTTGCTCAAGAGATGAGCAAGACAACTGCATTGACCAATGAGCAAATAGAAGCCGTAAAAGCTGGCGCAGAAACTTGGGACAATTTACAAAAAATAATTAACAAATTGCAATTGTTATTGGTAACTGCTCTTGGTCCAAGTCTAAAAGCAATCAATAGCGAAATCAATGACCAGACATTTCCAAAAATACAAATGCTTGGCAATGCGTTTAATTTTTTGGCAAGCAATGTCAATAGCGCATACAAGGCGATGCAAAGCGTTGCCATTTTGCTTGAAAAGATTGCTGGTTATTCAGTCATCATGCAGACCTATGGCGAATCAAACGCTGGGTCAGCAGAGTTAAAAAAATTAGATGAAGAAACCAATAGGCGACTTGCGGAACTTAGAAACCAACAAGCAGAGTTTGATAGAGTTTTAAGCGGTGAAAAAATTGGGCATAGAGGTGCTGGTTTTGATGACCCAAGATTGCCAAAAGGAACAAACGGAAAATTACGCGATACAACTGTTGGCGTTGATTCAAAACTAAATGCACGACTTGCCGCAGAAGCAAAAATGCTGAATGAATCAAATCTAGCCGTAGTTAATCTTATGAAGTCGTATGAAGACTTTGGCGACAAAATAATAAATATAAAAGAAGAAGAAAGAAAAGCAATGTCAGCAAGGGCTGACGCTGAACAAAAAGCCGCTTATCAAGCAAACGAAATAATTGTCAATTTACAAAAACGCAGTATCTTAGATAAAGAACAATTAGACAGAGAAAGAGAAGTTTTTTTGTTGCGTAAAGATAATCAAAATTTAAATAATACAGAATTAGAATATGCTCAAAAAATACTTGAAATTCGTAATAAATACGCAGATGAAGAACGCAATATAAATGAACAATTAAGAGAAGGTACGCAAGAACATAATGCCGCATTGGAACGCAATCACGAATTGCGTCAGCGTTCTATTGAGCAAGCTAGACAAGTGCTTACTGAAACACGCAGACAAACAGAAGGCACAATAACGCAAGGCGCACAAAAAGGTTTTGATGAATACATTAAAAACTTACCAAGCCAATTTGAAGTTGGTAGGCGTGGTTTTGTATCTTTAATGGGTAGTATGGAAAACGCTGTTGAACAATTTGTTAGAACAGGCAAATTTAATTTTGGAGATTTTACTCGCAGTGTCATCATGGATATGATGGTTATTCAAGCCAAAGCAAGCGTAATGGGCATGATGAGTGGATTTTCAAATATTTTTAGTGCTGGTTCAGGAGGAAGCGTATCTTTATCTGAAACTCCTGTGCCGGGTACATCATTCACAGGTTTCAATGGACCAAAAGCAAATGGTGGTAGCGTTGACGCAAACAAAATTGGATTAGTTGGTGAACGTGGACCCGAATTATTTGTTCCGCGCACGGCTGGCACAATCATTCCAAACAATCAACTTGCAAACGCAATGGGTGGCGGTCAAACCATTAACTACAATGGGCCATATATTGCAAACATGAGTGCAATTGATACCCAAACAGGCGTACAGTTCTTGGCAAAGAATAAGCAGACCATTTGGGCATCGTACCAATCGGCTAATCGTTCAGTTCCAGTATCGAGGTAAAAATGAGTTTACAAAGCATCCTCGCCATAACTGAAAGTGTCAGCATAAATGACCATAAATTTGCTGGTCAGATGTTGTCACGCAATATGCGTATCAGCACATCAGAAATTTTGACTGTCCAGCCATTTCAATTTACGCTGAAGCCGATGGGCTATTTGCAATACAGCACAAATCGGGCGGTGCTGTCTGCCTTGCGCCAAGCTGACCGAATCACCGAGCAATATCTTAACTTTGGAACAACTGGCTGGCTTAACTACATTGCTTACCAAGGCGATATGACCAGCGTTCAGGCAAATGCAACAACAATTGAGACAGGCACAACAGGCATGAATATTGTGCTGGGTACTTTGCCATCAATCAGTTCTGCTTTATACATAGTCAAGACAGGCGACTTCATTCAGATTGACAGATATTCCTACATTGCCACGGCAAGCGTTCAGCGTGGCGGCTCATCAACTGTGACCATTCCAGTACACCGAACAGTGATGACCACAGTGGCAAGCCCATTACCCGCTGTAATAGGGCAATACGGCACGACAACCAGCTTGGGTGGGTCAACCTATACAGGCATTACATTTCCCGTTGTATTGCGTGATTACCCATCTTATACGCTTGTTCCAATGACCAATGATTCTTTCATTTCTTGGGATGGTGATTTTAATGCTTATGAGGTGGTGCTGTGAATGTAATTGCACCAGTAGTAGGAACAAACACAATCCGCTATGCCGACTTTGTGCGAATCACAACGGCATCGGCAACTTATTTATTTTCTACTGCGCCCACCGCAATCACTGTTTCAACCGTTGATGCAAATCCATTTACAGGGTTAAGCCAATTGGTCAACATTGGTACGGCAACGCGAGACATTAAAAGCACTGCTAACGAAACCACTGTGACGCTGGTAGGCATTGATACCGCCATGCTTTCATTAGTTCTTGGCGCGGGTATTAAAGGCTCTGAAATAGAGATGTGGCACGGCTTCTTTAATGCCGCTGGTGCACTTATAACGACAGGCGGCACAGGTGGGCTTTACCAATATTTCACAGGCTACATTAACAGCTTCAGTATCAGCGAACAATGGATGGAAGAAGTCCGTGGCTATGTTGGCACAGTGACTGTTAGCGCATCAAGCATTCAGCTTATATTGCAAAACCGCACGGCTGGCAGATACACCAACGACAATGCTTGGAAGCAATTTAACTCAAGTGATACAAGCATGAACAGGGTTAACTTTATTCAGACAATTAACTATCAATTTGGCAAAAACGCACCATCCAATTCATAGGACAAAACATGATAAGACAAGCTAACAAATTTGACATGGACGCAATTATTCGGATGCTCAAAGCATACCGAGACAAAGCACCAACGCAGTTTCTGAGAGATTCCAGCAATCAAGAACACATAGAAAAACTGTTAAGCAATATTCTTTCTGGCGCGGGTTTCATCTTGCTTGCCATGAAAGAAGAAGATGCCGTAGGTATGGTCATTGCCGCACAGCATCCAAACATTTGGAATCCTGACATTACGCAAATTAGCGAAATTGCTTTTTGGGTAGATGAAGAACACAGAGGTGGAAAATCTGCACATCGATTGCTTCATGCGTACATTCAACAATGTGAAGAATGGAAGCAAGAAAACCGCATTCATTTTTTTAGTCTCAGTAAAATGCACAATAGCCCCGACCTGTCTTATGACAAATTCGGCTTTGAAAAGTTAGAGGAAACTTGGATTAAATAACCATGCCGGGTTCAATAATTGTTGCCACATTTTTGCCGGGTCTGACTGGCTTTGCCGCTACTGCGGCGGCTTTTGCCATCAATATGGTTATCTCGGCAGTTATTGCCAAACAATTTACGCCATCATCAAACAACAACAGCACACTGGGCGACCAATTAAGCCCCGGTGCTCGGGCGCAAGTCCCACCCGCTGGAGACAATAAACTGCCTGTAATTTATGGCTCTGCTTATGTTGGCGGCATTGTTACTGATTTATCAATTACCAATGACTATCAGAATTTGTATTATTGCTTGGCATTGTCCGAGGTGACAAATACTGAAACAGGTGGCACACCTGACACAATCACATTTGGCAATGCCTATTGGGGTGGAAAGAAGGTTATTTTTCAAGCTAATGGCTACACAGTTGCATCATTGCTTGATGAATCAACTGGTCTATATGACACATCAGTAAATGGGAAATTAGAGTTTTATTTCTACCGCAATGGTTCTACCAATCCAACTAACAGTCCTTTCTTTGCTTATGGCACACAAGTCATGGGCAATACAAACCTGACTTATCAGTGGGACAGCACTAAGCTAATGACCAATTGTGCTTTTGTCATTATCAAAGTCAGGTATTCACAAAGCGCAAACTTAACAGGCATTCAACAAACAAGGTTTCAAGTAATCAATTCCAGATTTGCACCGGGCGATTGTTTCCTAGACTACTTCACTTCTACTCGCTATGGCGCGGCAATACCTACTGCAAATATAAACACAACATCTTTAACTGCGCTTGATGCGTATTGCGCTGGCTCATTTACATATACAAGTTATTCAGGTTCTTCAAACACACAAGCAAGATTTAGATTTGATGGCACTTTAGATACCCAGCAACCCATTATGACCAACTTGCAATACATGGCTACTTCATGTGATTGCTTGTTGCGTTATAACGAAATCACAAGCACATGGGGCGTAATTGTTCAAAGCCCAACCTATACAGTTGCATTAGCACTTGATGACAGCAACATCATTGGCGCAATAAGCGTTTCGCCTTTGGACATTGCATCGTCATTTAATATTGCAGAAGTCAAATTTCCTGACAGTTCAGCACAAGACAGTTTTAACACTTCAACATTTAACCTTGCAGTTTTAAACCCATCTTTGTTGTACCCAAATGAACCAGTTAACAAGCAGTCAATTAGCTTGCCATTGGTTAACGATAATGTTCGGGCGCAGTATCTTGCAAACCGATTCCTTGAGGCTTGCCGCGAAGACTTGCAGATTCAATTAACCATTGGATATGTAGGTTTGCAGTTAGAAGCTGGCGATATTGTTAGCCTGACAAACACAAATTATGGGTTCACCACTAAGCTGTTTCGCGTATCTAAGGTAACAGAAAACTATGGCAGTGATGGCTCAATCACCGCTAGTTTAATGCTGACTGAATACAACAGCACAATATTTGACGATAAGAATATTACGCAATTTACGCCATCGCCAAACACTGGTTTAGCAGACCCGCTGACCTTTGGAACAATACCCGCGCCATCGGTTGCTTCTAATTATCCCAATGCTGGCACTCCTTATTTTATTGTTAACACCACCACATCAACCGCTGGCATTGTTGATTATGTTGAATTGTGGTATTCGGCATATTCAAACCCGACAACGGCACAACGCATTTTTGCGGGTACGACTGCTATTGAATCAGATGGCAACCCATACAACCCAAGCACATATTTAACTGTAACGCTTGCAGACATTGCCGCTGGCAATTGGTATTTCTTTACTCGCATGGTCAATGGTTTAGGTTCAAGTTCTTTTAGCGCGGCATCACCTGTATTTCAATGGCGACCCACTACATTTACTTATGAAAACCAATATGTGGTTGTGGCTTATGGCGATGACTTAATTGGCACAGGCATTTCATCATCACCGACAGGCAAGAATTATTATGGCTTGTACAACTCAACTTCTACAACATACAGTGCCACGGCTTCAGATTACACATGGTATTTAGCACAACCTACTTTTGGCACTGTAAACAAACTTTGCTACATAAATCGCACTGGTCGCAAGTTCAGTTTTGGCACAGCACCAGCGGCTTATGCGGCATCGACTGCGGCTTATGTTCCAGCGTCAACATTTGATAATTCAATCTGGTCTGCCTTGCCTGATGGCACAAACTATATCGACCTTGATGTACGCACTGGACAACTTACGCGCACAGGTACAACATCGGTAGGGTCAGGGCAAATTGCAATTGCAAATAATCCTGATGGCACATTGGTTGGTGCGCTTGCGCCATTCTTAGACTTTGGTGGCGCATCTACTTTTACAGGCTCAGGGTCAACATTGACCATTGATATTTATGGGCGTGTGGTTGGTTTAATTCCGCCTGATGGTTTTTATTACACATCAGAAGATTTTTCTGCTACGGCTGGGCAAACAGTATTCACGCCAACCGCAAGACAAGCTGGGTATATTACTGGTCAAGATTTGGTATACCGCAATGGCATATTGCTGGATACGACTGAGTACACAGAAAATAGCACGACAGTTACCATGAACACAGCTTGCGTGGTCGGTGAATATATTGCTATTGTTTCTTTCCGTTCGGTTGCCGCATCAATAACTTATGAAAATTTAGGTTTGCTGTATTCCAGCGGCACAGGCACAACAACGGTTACATACACAAATTTGCCGCATCAATTAATTAACGCTGGTGATATTTTAACCTTTGCTAATACAGGCTCACCTACTCAATACACAGTTTCCAGCATCAACTACACAACCAAACAAATTGTTTTTACTGCGGCATTCACTGCGACAGCGGGTAATTCAATTTATCGGTACAGGGCGGCATCATCTACCTACCCATCATTTAGTAGATTCACAGCAACATTAACTGCGGCATCAAGCTATACGCCAACCACTTACCAATTGGTTTCAGGTTCAGAATTGTTTTTCTTGAATGGCACAATTGTTAATGACCAAGACTATGATTTGGTTGGCAATACAGTTAACAATTTTCCAAGCACAGCAACAGGCAATTTCACTGTAATTCAATTTGCGCCAAACAATCAAGGCGTACCAAATGGATTGCCTACTGCGGTTTCTACATTTACAGTCACAAGTCAAGCGGTCTATTCATACAGCTATGACCCGCTTTATTTTGAGTTATATGGAAATGGTTGCTACTATGACCACGCAGTAGATTATTTGACGGCAACAGGTTCATACACGCTTGTGCCTACGCCTACAAATAACACGACAGTTCTTGTTCAACAAACTTACAACGGCACGGGGGCGGCATGACACAGGCTTTTAATCTTTCGCAATTAGCAAACAATGTAAACACTAGCGGCTTGCTTAATGCGGCGGCTGGTTTATATAACCAAACACCAGTTCCCAATGGCGGCACAGGCGTTGCATCTGTGGCATCAGGCAATCTGCTTGTAGGTGCTGGTACTTCAGCTATGACCGCATTGGCTGGCGCGGCAACTAATGATGTTGTAACTTGGAATGGCACTGCTTGGGTTTCATCTGCGTCACAAGGCGCATCGCAAGCACCAACATTAGAAGCCTACACAACGCCCGGCACATGGACAAAACCAGCATCAGTAAAAGCCATTAAAGTCACTGTGGTTGGTGGCGGTGGTAGCACGGTTACTTTAACAGGCGGTGCTCTTGCAAGAGGTTCAGGCGGTGGTGGTGGTGGCGCGGCAATATTGATTTACCCAGCACCATCTTTGCCCGGACCACAACCCTATACAGTCGGAACAGCGGGTAATACATCTTCTTTTGGTGTTTCACCAGCACCAGCACCATTAACAGTTATAAGCGCAACAGGTGGTGCGGCTGGCGGTGGTGGCGGCGCAAACGGAGGGGCTGGTGGTATTGGTTCTAATGGAGAAATGAACATTGCTGGCGGTGGTGGCGGTGGCTCTGGCAATCCTAACGCTGCCCCGGGTAGTGGCGGAAGTAGTATTTATGGAGGTGGCGCGGCTGGTCGAGGCACAACAGGCGCGGGTATTGCTGGCGGTGCTTATGGCGGAGGTGCATCAGGGGCATCTGTTAGTCCTGCCACGCCCGCCCCTCAAGCTGGCGGCACAGGTGCTACTGGCGTTGTAGTAATTGAGGAGTTTTATTGATGAAGGCACTTATTTCAACTTTAGAACAAAGGCAAACTGGATACAGGGTTGCACAAACATCATATGATGACCAAGTGTTTCCAGTAGCTGAATCACTTTTTTGGGTTGATTTCCCAAGCGATTTAAATGCTGAATTAGTCCCACAAGATTTCTATTGGTATGACCCAACCGATGAGACAATCAAACCACAAGACATTACAGAGGAATAATCCATGTGCGACCAACTCAGCCAATTTGTTGTTGAAAAATATGTGCATCTAAAAGATTTTCTTGCAAAAGAATCATGCGCTGAGTTAACCGCAGAACTTAAAAAGCTAGTTGTTGAAAAACGCACTACGCAAGATGACCAATGCCCTAAGTCGCAAGCCGTACATGGTGCAATGGCATTTGATAAATTGCTGGTTGACTTGCTTCCACACTTTGAAAAAGCAAGCGGCAAGCGTTTGTATCCGACATATTCCTATGCGCGACTGTATGCGCCTGATGATGAATTAGTCATTCACACCGACCGCGAGTCATGCGAGATAAGCGCAACGCTAACCCTTGGCTTTGAAGGCGATGTGTGGGCTATCTATATGGGCGATGAGGGCAAAGCTAACCCAAGCCGCATAGACATGGCTGTGGGCGATGCTGTGCTGTATAGGGGCATGGATAAGCACCATTGGCGTGAACGCTACACAGAGGGCAAATGGCAAGCGCAAGTATTCTTGCATTATGTAGACGCTGATGGCAAACACGCTGAATGGAAGTTTGACAAACGCCCATCATTGAATTTGCCAGTGGAAGATATGCGGTTTCGTGCATTCACTGACATACTTACTGACCAAGCCTGTGATGCATTAGTTAAGTTATACACGCAAGACGCTTTACCAAAAGAATTGCCATTTATTGGTAACGGTGAAAATATTGACTTAACAGTGCGAAATGTTAAGCGTGTGATGTTGCCAACCTATAAAGACATTGGCGGCAGATTGGCGGCGGCTGGTCTGTCAGCAAATCATTACGCATGGAAGTTTGACATTACCCATGCCAACCAAGCTGAATTTCTTGCCTATCCAGCGGGTGGTCGATATACAGCCCATGTGGACACATTTATTCAGCATGGTGATGAATGCCGCAAATTGACTGTATTAGCGTTTCTAAACGATAATTTCAAGGGCGGTAAATTCTTCTTGCAAGATGGTCACAAACGCTTTTACCCGCCACAAACAAAAGGCACTGTGCTGGTCTTTCCCTCATTCATCATGCACGGCGTGGAAGATGTGGAAGAAGGCAAAAGGTTCAGCGTAGTTTGCTGGATGGTCGGCAAATTTTTTAGGTAACAAAATGAATTCACCTATTTTGTCAGTCCGTAGCATCACCGATGAAGAACTAAAATCCATGTTGCGCGAGGCGGCAGAGTGGGGCGCAAAACGCGCATTGGCTGACATAGGTTTGCATGACGATGAAGCTGGTGACGATGTTAAAGAATTGCGTGGCTTGTTGGAAAGCTGGCGCGAGGCAAAGAAAACTGCATTCAAAACCGCAATTAGTTGGCTGACTACTGGCTTGCTCATCCTGATTATTGGCGGTGTTTACTACTATGTAGGCAAAGACAAGGGGTAAAAAATTGACCCTATCACTCTTTTGTTGGCGGCAAATAGTTGCGTGGCGGCTATTAGGCAAGGCGCAGAATTTTATAAACAGGCTCGCGAGTCCTTTCTTGAAATTAAAGCAACTGCTGATGAAATTGTTGCAGATGCAAAAGCTGTGCGTTCCTTTTGGCAAAAGTTATTTGGCAAACCAGCCACGCCCAAGCCTGTGGCGCAAAAGAAAAAAGAGAAATACAAATCCTACGATGAGACACAAGCCACCGCAGACATTGTTAAGCACCTAACAAAATTCTGGACATTACAGGATGAACTAAATGAGTTTCTGAGGGCAGAAGAATTAAAAGCGCAAACTTATAACCCTGATGCAACCAATGCAGAGATGATGGCAAGCGCGATGAATATCATTTTGTGCAAACAGCAGATGGAAAAACTCAGCGTAGAGATTCGTGAAATCATGGTGTATGAAACGCCCGGTCTAGCGGACATATTCACCCAGACTTATGCCATGCGCGGGGTCATACAAGAAGAACAAGAAAAAGCTAGACTTGCAAAAGAAGCAAAGGAAAGGCAAATGCAATGGCAACAGCGGGAAAAGGAAAGAAACTTCCAAGCCAAACTCGCGGCTCTGGTGGTGACTTTTACATTCCTCCTTTACCTGTGGCTGTGGCTCGCCCTGTTAACTCGCTGGAGACAGACATAGTGGGCTGGATAGCGGCTACTCTGCTTATAGGGTTGCTACTCCCATTGCTGGGTTTTTTGTATGCGGATATATTAACTACCAAGCGAGATGTTCAGATTGAACTTGTCAAAGTCCAGCAGTTAAGGCGGCAGATTGAAATTGAGAAAAGGAAAACCAATGAGTAAGCAATTGGAAAAAGATTCAACTTATAACCAGTTTGATGTTGACGCTGATGGCGTAGTGACTGATGCTGAACTTGCGCGGTCTGAACGAATGTTGATGATAGACAATTTGGACAAAATGCAAGACCAACAGCGCATTATGGCTTGGGCGGCTTTGGTTGCACCGCCTGTACTGATTGCATATTTGGCATCAGAATTAGTTGCATTGGATAAAGTCAATGCGTTGAATGGGCTGGTCACAACCTACTGCGCGGCAATGGGTACGATTGTGGTTGCGTTCATGGCGGCACAGGCGTATGTGCGCGGCAAAGCAGAGGGGTAAACATGGAACAGACATTGCGAGGCAAGCTGACCTACAAGGTAACCTTAATGGTAGCTTCAACTTTATGTATTGTTGTTTGTGGCATGGTCTTTACTTTGATGATGGGATTGTTTGACGAAAAAGTAGACAACGCTGAAATCTTTAAACTTATAAGCCCAGCATTCCAAACAGTGGTTGGCGGCTTCATTGGTTTGTTGGCTGGCATTAAGCTGTCCCATGATGATGAAGAAGTGAATAAGCCATGAGCATCTTTAATCCTTATGTGATGCTTGGTGCGCTGTTAGCGGTGTTATCTGCTTTTGCTGGCGGCTACATGAAAGGCGAATCTGACGAATTTGCACGACAACAAACTGAGATTGCCGCGCTGAATGCCAAAGCAAGAGATACTGAACAAGCAATGGCAAAGGTGGCGCAAACTTATGGAGAAACATTACGAAAGGCAAACCATGTTGCAAAGATTAAAGAAATTAAGTTGCGTAACGATATTGCTACTGGCGAACGCCGGTTGTTCATTCCTGTTTCCGCGCCCAATTGCCCCATACCAACCACCGCAGATGCCACCACTGCCAGCGGAAGTGATACAAGAACAACATCAGCCGAACTTGACCGAACGACTGCTGATGCTCTTGTCGCCATCACCGCAGAAGGAGATGCCGCAATCAGAAAACTTAACACCTGTGTCCAAGCCTACGAAACCATGAGGAATGCAAAATGAAATTAAGCCCATCTTTCACCCTTGATGAACTGACGCATACTGACTTGCGCCAATACGACAACACACCCAGCGATGGTGAATTGGAAAACCTTGTGCGCTTGGCTGAGTTTTTAGAGCAAGTTAAAGTCGTGCTGGGCGGCAAGCCCATCATCGTGAATAGTGCATTCAGGTCAAAAGCCGTAAATGATGCAGTGGGTTCAAAAGATGGGAGTCAACATCGCAAAGGCTGTGCGGCTGATATTCGTGTGCCGGGGCTAACGCCTGACCAAGTAGTCAAGGCAATCATTGAATCTGGCTTACCCTACGACCAAGTGATTCGCGAGTTTGACCGCTGGACACATGTCAGCATTCCAAACACAACGGTTGCCGAACCTCGCGGCATGGCATTGATTATTGACAAAGGCGGTGCAAGGGCTTACGCTTAATCTGCAAACAGATATAGCAATAAGACTATGCCACCGATGCCAATAATTGCGCCAGCAAACATGACTGCAATGGTAATTAACACTTCAATCATTTTTTTTTGATAACGCTTTGCAATAAAAGAACACTTGATTCTTTTCGTTGATGTCGGTTTTGTCTTGCTTGCGCTTGGCAAATTCTTCGCCTTGCTTAAAGCGTTTCATTTTTTCATCGCGTGTCCAGATTGATGGCTGACCTTTGTAGTCCCATGCTGAATTCATGTGTTCTTTCCCTGTGGTGGTGTGCAAGTGTGAATGTATTTTGTGCGTTTGCCGCATCGTGGGCAGAAGTTCTGCTCTGTTCGCTGTGGTGGGTGGGCGTAAAGAGCAGTAGCGTTTTCAAATGGCTTTTCTGTATGGGCTTGCAACCCATATCCAAGCCAGTAATCAGGCTCTTGGCTTTCCAACTCTGCAATGGCTTGCTTGCCTGCTTGGATGGCTTCTGCTGTGCCAATAGGTTCACCGCCATAACACCACTCAAGGGCTTCTACCATCTGTTTCAATACTTCAATCATTTTTTTTCAAACTCCGAATATAAATAGCCATGCTTGACAGCGTATCTTTGCCAAATGCTTTAGCGAATTCATGTTCAACCCGATAAGCCGCCAATTCCAATGCGCTATTCCAACCCGCTACATAAAGTTCTTGCTCAGCTTTTTCTGTGTTTGTTAATGTTGTCGGTTTATTAAATTCACTCATCGCGTCACCCCATCACGCAATGCGCGGTGTGCTGTGCGGTATTCAAACAGGTCAGCAAGATTAGGGTTAAGTATGGCAAACAATCGCGCAAGGTATGGGCTGATATTGTTGTTGATTTTCCACCCATCTACGCCTTGCTCAGACAGCGCAGAATGATGCCGCAATACATGGATGATGGTTCGGGCTGAGTAGTGCTTAAAACCCGCCCTGACCACTTTAAAAGCCTCTTGCTCAAACGCCATCCATATGTGTGCGTTCTCAGGTATCCAAAGTAGAAATTCATCGCTGAATTGTTCTTTATGTTCGTGTGCAATATTTTCAATGTTCATTTTTTACTCCAAAACTTTATAACCACGACCAAGCAAGCAAGTCTTCACAATTGCCTGTCTTCGCTGATAGGTTGAATATGCGCCTGAACCAGTGCCGACAATTGCGCCTGATGCAAGCCCAGCACCAGCGGCAGACTTAACTGGCACACCAGTTTTGCTCGCTATGTATGCGCCAATCAGGGCAGATGCCAAGCCTTGCACAGCGGCTGACTTTGCCATTTCGCTGGAATATTGCACATCTTCGGAGATGCGTTCACATTCCATTGTGTCAATGTAGATGTTGCCGGGTGTGGTGCTGGCTTTCGGGTCAATTAGTATCTTGCTCGCGCACCCAGTGAGCAAAACGACCATTAAGATTTTCAACATTTTTAATCCTTTGCGGCGGCTTACAGGTTGCCCATGCGCCATTGGTTAATAACAGTTTGTATTGCAATTAGACCCATAGCAACAAGTGGTACAGGTGACATATTTACCATTTGAATAATAGGTATGTGTTGAACAACTTGCCCACACCACTGTGGTGCTGGCGGCAATCCAAACGGCAATCAGTGCTTTTTTCATGTTATTTCCTTTCAAAATGGAATATCGTCTTCGGGCATATCGCGCTTGCGATTTGGTCTAGGTTCAGCCGCTTTTGGCTTTTCCTTGTCGTATGGCTCATTGATATAAGCAAAACCCTCCCATGGTGCTAGCGGTATCAAATCCAGCTTTAACATTGGACCATGTCTACTGTTAATGATTGCACCAATTTTTTGGTATTTAGTTTTTGTTTCTCCTTTAGCGTTGACATATTCGCCCATAATGGCAGTCACTTCAAAGCTATTGTGGTTTGTAAAATTAACAATATCAATCATTTGTTTTCCTTTGCGAGTTCAGCTTGCTTCTTTATTGCACTGCGGACTTTGCTGTCCAGCTTTGACCACAGCGCAATTTTTTCATCTTGATTTTCAATGCCTGTATAGTTTTCATAAGCACCATATATGTCATCAGCAACAACTCTTTCCATGATGGCATCTAAAACAATTTGCACAACTGCTTGGCGGTCAGGCGTTAGCTTTTCCCATTCCCCTTGCGTGGCTGATATGCGGTTGATAGGCTTGCTTGCCGCATTGCCATCGTCATCCTCTGGCGCAATTCCACACGATGCCATCAGGCTATAACGCCTTGCATAAGTCAATGCGCTTGCATACCCTTGCGGGTCTTTTTTGACAGCGGGAAAATGCACAATGCCGCATTCCAGCATTTCGCCTGATTCATGGACAAAAACAGTTTCCACCATCACGCCATCAGCACAGTCATAGTTCTTTTGCAGAAGGTAAATGCCATTGGCGTTTAATGCGTCTATGACAGCTTCTACGCAAGCAGACAGGTCAGCATAGCGACTGCGGAAATGAGGGTTGGTGCTGGTCTTTAAAGCTGGCTGAAATTGCTTTTGTGCTTTGACTAGCGCGGTTGCAATATTCTTCATGCGTTATCCTTTTCAATCAGTTCGCGTTGTAAGTTCAGAATTTCTTCTTCATCATTTTGTTGGTTTTGTTTTAGGCTTTCTATTTCTGCATCCATGCGCTTGATGTAGCCTTGCAACATACCGCATTGAAAAGCAAGCCTCGCCCTTGGGTCATCTGGGTATTGTTCGCGTGAAACCTTTTCAGCTTCATCTACCATTTCATGTGCTTTCATTTGTATTCCATTAAATTTTTAATTAAGACAATCAATCCGATGATGTATGCGACAAAAGGCAGATTTGATTTCGGTTTGTCACCGAGCAATATGCCTTGCCAGAATTCATCATCGCGGCTCATCCGCACCTGTTGGTGAGGGGTGTAGTACGCACCAATCTTTAGACCAGTGCGCGTTGTATAGGGCAAGCTAGTCAAGCTGGCTTTCCCATCTTGCAATGTCGGCTTCTTTTCTTTGGTCATCAACCCAGCGTTGGAAACGATATGCAACTTCGGTTTCGATTTGCGCGGTGTCTTTCTCACTGAGGTCATCGCGAATTTCCTTTCTAAATTCGTTGTACACGGATATTTCAAATTCGCGTGGCAGACCGACAGTTTTATCTTCATCGACAAATTCGTAAATCACTGTGACATATTCGCCACTGAGCAATTCATGCGTGAATGATGCAGTCATTTGACCAACTCCTTAACAATTTCAATCAGGAATGGCACGGCAAAGATTAAGCCTACAACGATTGCGCCTAGAAACTCGCTGGCTGATTTGCAACGATTGGCGACTTTGGTTTCATAAGTTAAACGATTCATTTTTAATCCTTTTTGATTTGCGGTTATGAATTATAAGCCAACTTTACGCAATAAGCAAGCTTTCCGCTTGATTTTTTAAATTATTTCCAGCACCAAACCAAGCATTGTTCATGCGAGTGTCTACGTTATGCCCACGTTCATGGTCAACATACTGCGTAACAGCGTTTAGCAAGCCCCATTTTGTGCCGTATACGCCGTAATTTGTAGCACCCAAGCCTGCGCCATCAAACAACTCCATCACCCGCTTAAATCCGCGAGATTCGCGGTATTCGTTCTTTTGCGCATCATAGATTGCAGGAAATAAATCATTGACAAAACTCTTTGCGTAATCGCTGGACACGCTTTCTCTTGCAAGTTTGCGGTATTTGTCCATCATTCCATCGAACCCGCTAACAACAAGTCCCAAGCGGTCACGCATTAGGCTTTGGTCAAATTTAGACCCATGCCGCAAGACTACCCGACTAGGTGCAACCTCAGAATCTGCCATTGATAAAGTGTTATTGCAAACCACTCGAATGCTGGTGAACTGACCAACTGTTGCAGAAGTGCCATCAAAGCTAGTGGACAGCAATAAGTAACCTTTTACTGCATCGTCTTGCAAAACAACAGCTTCGCGATTGACATTAGCCAACGCCCATATTCGCTTACCGCCTTTAATTGCGCCTGCAACCTCAAGGCTAAAGCCTGCACTTTTTACTAGAGTATCAAAAAATGCAAGGATTTCTTCAGGCTGGTGAATTTTGTAACGATTTGTAACGATGCCTAAAGGCTGTTCTGTATCGCTACGCCAAATTACATTCTGTCCAGCAACCTCAACGGCTGAATGACCATTTGCACTAAAAGTAACTGGCGACACTTGTGCAGACCAATTTAAGCCTGCCTCTTGTTGCCACACTTCAATGGGTGCATTGTCAGTCAATACTTGACCCAAGCCGTGCCAAGGGGTTGCACCCTTAAAAGCGATTTCGGCTTTGCCTGCAGTAGTTTCAATTAAGTGAGCCATGTTTTATTCCTTTTAATGTGAAAATTTAATCCAAAAATCAGTGTCAAGAAAACTGCCATTTTTTACAGCGGCATCGCATTCTTTTGCAACTGTGCTTGCAATTTCTGCGTTGTAAAACTTGTGTTGATAGTGATAGCAGTCATTGCCATCATAGGCAACAACTTCAAAAAGTGGTTCGCCTTGCGCGGGAACAAATACGTTAATTTCAAAGTTCATTTTTAATCCTTTTTAAAGATGGGGCTTTCGCCCCATTTGTTTAATTTGCCATTTGCTGAATTGTGGGAAGTTTTAACAGGCTTGCATCTGTCCAACCACCCCAAACGTGTGTTCCACTTGGGAGACTGTATCTAAGACCAATATGCTTATCTTCAATTTGGTGTACTGTGTACAAAGTTGCATCAGGCTGGTCGCTGGTGACTACTTTGAGTCCTACATAAATTTGTGATGGTTTCATTTTTAATTCCTTTTAAAAGTTGCCAACAAATTGCTTGCTGGTGTGGAGATTATAACTCAACTTAATACCCTGCGCAAGTTAAAGGGTATTAGCTCGGTTATTTTTTTACTGTAAGTTTTTTGCCAAATACATTTGACTGCATAGACCAACTCGTTTACGTCAAGACCGCAATCTTTGTAACCTTGCGCGATTGAGTCAAAGTAATGCTGTTGCGGAAGGCTGTAATAATCTGCACTCATAAAGTAAACCCATGCTTCAGCAACTTCACCATTAGGAGTGTCTACGCACACAATGGTGCGGTCATAAAGCGATGGGTAGCCTTCATAGCGGTCTAAGGCTTGTAAACAGTCCTCAGTGACACGCCAAAGCCCTACCGACACATCAGAGCCAAGCGCAGGCTCTACATCGGCTACGCCCCTAAAAACAAGCTGGACACCCACTATTTTGCCTGTGCCGACAAACTCAGCATTGGGGCAACGAGTAGCCATTTGCTTGTGGTTTAAATTACTGCCATAAGCGGCATACAAAAAAGTCATACTACACCTCCGATTTTTACAACAAACCTACTGTCAATTAAATCCTGCAAGAAATTGTCTGTGCTGTCGGTGCGAATAAAGCTATTGCTGTAAGACAAACATCGGTCTGCAACGTCACACATATAAGACTGCGTATCAAGTGCGGTGGAAAACAAACTGAGGTCACGCATCTTGGCTACAAACATATCTGCACTGTCTGCGCTGATGTAGCCACCGCCTACAAAAAGATATAAGGTCATGCGACCTCCGCAAATTTTGCTTGGCGTGCTTGGTAAAAGCTGGCGATTGCTGGCGTGATTGATTTGCTCTTAACCATATAGGTCAACAATGCCGACAAGGTTGCTGTGCTGTTGTCTGCGGTGGGCTTGGTGACAGGCTTGCCAGCTTCGGCGGCTTGCACAAAACCTGCTGTCAGTCTAATGTAGTTTTCAACTTTGTCTGCATCGACTGTGCCAGCGTGATTTCTAAACTCGACTGAACCCATGCGGAAGAATGATTGAAGATTTAATTTAAAGTATCTGCTATTACCATACACCTCTGAAATCTGCGCGATGGTGTTACAGGCTTCAATTTTTGCAAAAGTTTTGTTGACTGAAGTCAATGCGTTTGATTGGCAGTAGCGATTAATACGGCGACTTGCTGGCTGAATGCTATCCAGCGCGGCTTCATACTTGGTGAAACGCTTGAACAGATTTTTAAATTTTTTGACGTCCCAACCTTGCGCGTTGTGATGAATGTGGAATCCACATGATTTGTTTACTTGTGCGTTAAGTTCTTGCAAAACCACACAAGCGATACGCGCTTGATAAATACCGTTCTCGCCTTCTAATACTGGGCTAACAACTTCAAAGCCGTCTACACCTTGAATAGAGCAGTCTGTTTTGACTTGCCACACATCATAGTCACGACCTGTATAGCCTGCGGTCATTACATTTAAACCAGCGGTTCTAAGTGCGCTGACAACTATTGAACGGCTAACTCCAAAACACTCCAACTCGATACCAAATTTGCTATTCATCATTTTTAACTCCGTTTAATTGCTTGCCGATGTGTGAAGTATAAGCCAAGTTAAATACCTGACGCAAATATAAGGTTAATTAAAATTTGCCGAACCTGAGTTCTCAGCTTATAAAAACACAAGAAACAAAAGTTTTAATTTTGCTTAAACGCCGCAAGTGACAGAAGAAAAAATAAGTTTGCTTGTTGCATAAAAACAATCTGCGTTATACTTTGCACATGAACAAAACACAACTTATCCAACTGGCTGGAGGTCAAACAGCCCTTGCTCAACTGCTTGGCATTTCTCAGGCGGCAATCTCTCAATGGGGCAATACAGTTCCACAAAGCAGAATCTGGCAATTAAAAGTAATTAAGCCTGAATGGTTTGCACAAGAGGCAAAAGCTGAGTTATAATTGTTTGAAACGTGGCTAGGGTAGCTCCCGAAAAGATGATTCTTCACCATCCTGCCAATGTTTCTCATGTGAAGATGACCAACGAAGTAAGGTTTGTATGCACTATTATCAATTTAATATTGGTGACTATTCCAGCCACACCAAGGGTCTTTCGCTTTTAGAAGACTTGGCATATCGCAGACTCTTAGACGAATATTATCTCCATGAACGTCCGTTGAACAGCGGTATAGCGTCTGTTGCACGACAGATTGGCATGAGAGGACATGAAGAAGAAGTCAAATTTGTTTTGGAGTTGTTTTTTGTCTTGCAAGATTGTGGATGGATAAACCCAAGGGCAGACAAAGAAATCCAGCAATATCAACAAAGAATTGAACAGGCGTCAAAGGCTGGTAAGGCTTCCGCTGAACATCGGCTGAACAGGCGAGCAACGCCCGTTGAACAGCCGTTGAACCAACCAATAACCATTAACCAAGAACCAATAACCAATACTGATGATGCTTACGCATCATTGTCGGGAACTGTGTTCCCAACTTGTCCGCAAAAGGCGATTATTGACCTTTGGAAAAAACATCTGCCCAACTTACCGCAACCAAGGGTTTGGGAAGGCTCAAGGCAAGTTAATTTAAAAAACCGATGGATACAGGCTGGCAAGCCAAGCGAGTTTTCACCGCAAGGATACAAGACTGTGGGCGATGGCTTAAAGTGGTGGGGCAGTTTTTTTAAGCACATAGCCGAAGACACCAAACTGGCAAACGGCTTTGAATCGCAGGGCAGGACATGGCGACCTGACCTAGAGTGGGTGGTAAACGCAAGTAATTTCGCCAAAATCATTGATGGAAAGTACGACAAATGACATTCGCAAAAGCACAGGTATACAAAGAAGATAAGTTAGATAATGATGTAAGACTCTTATGCACGACACCGGGCTGTGGCAAACGCTGGTCGGTGAACATGGGAAGTCCGAAGTGTTCGTTTCACCAGTGGGGCAGAGTCGCTGATGTAGCGAGCGTAAAAAGTCAATTACCTAAATTGGAAACTTTTGTTGACATGAACGCTTGGTGGCAAAAATGACGCTTAACGAAGCTAATAAACTTTTGGACGCATTAAAAGATGGACGATTTACAACTCAAAAATACATCAACGAAGCCCTTTGTAAAACAGGAGATTTACGCAGACACTCTCAGTCATTTAATTTGGATGGCTGGGTTGAAAGGCGCAAAACATTACGCTTGGGACAGGGCAAAAAAACTTGATGCTGACCCATCAGGCTTATGGACTGGAATTGCGGCAGATTTAACAAAGGCAATGAATGAGACAAGCGGCAAAAACTGACGCGAATCAAAGTTTAATAGTTAACGCATTGCGTAAAGCTGGCGCAAGGGTTCAATCATTGGCGGCTGTAGGTAAGGGTTGTCCTGACTTGCTAGTGGGCTATGGCGGCATCAATTACTTAATGGAAATCAAAGATGGCAACAAAGTGCCAAGCGCACAAAAATTAAACATTGAGCAAGAACATTGGCATAGCGTTTGGACAGGCGCGGTGCATGTTGTAAAAAGTGAAAATGACGCATTAAAAATTTTAAAAGGATAAAAAATGATTTACAGATTAGAAAACCCAAAACAAGCACACGCATTAATTGCAAGCCTGTGGGTCAAAATAAAAACGGCACTTGAATCAGGGCAAAACTTAACGCTTGAAGTTAAAAAAGAAAGCAAGACCCGCGACCAAGAAGAAAAATATCATGCAATGATTGCTGACATTGCCAAGCAAGCACAGCATCAAGGTGCGCGATGGAATGCCGAAGATTGGAAAAGATTGTTATTGCATGAGTTTGCCAAGCAAGCAAATTTGCCGCAAGGCAGAATTGTTGCTAGTCTTGACGGCACTGGCATTGTCCAGCTTGGGCTACAAAGCAGAAAATTAACAAAGGAACAAGGCAGTGAATTTATTGAATTCTTGTTTGCATGGGCGGCACAAAATGGAGTTGATTTGACATGAGAAAGCAATGCAAAAGAAAAATATGGGCAAAAGTTAATCCCATTGAGTATGCAATTTGTGGCGCGGCAATAACGACTGATGACTTGCTGGACAAGGTGCGGCTGATTGAATTAAGCGCAATTGAAAGCATGACAAAAGGGCATGGCACGATTGCTGATTGGCGGTCACTGGTGGACATGATGAACATTGCCGAGACAATGGCGACCAATGGCATAGGCGTTGAAGTGCTAGAGATATGCCAAATCGTTCAGAAAGAAATGCAAGATGCGGCACACAGGTACGAGAAAACCCGCAAAATGGGATTAACTGGCACAGGCATAAAAAACATTAAGGAACTGTACCAACTGCATGATTTACAACGCACAAGCATTAGTCGGTCAGAATATGAACGTATGTTGCAAAAAACTAGCGACTACATCAGGTCAAACAATCATCGCGTGGTGCATATTGCATGAGAGCAAAATTCAATTATTGGCGCAGTAAAAAGCATTTGCAGAATGTGGCATCGTTGCCTTGCCAGCATTGCGGCTTAGAAGGCAAGACGCAAGCGGCACATAGCAACATGGCGGCACATGGCAAAGGGCGCGGCATAAAGGCATCTGATGAGTTTGTAGCGGCATTGTGCTTTGCTTGCCATCACGACCTTGATGCTGGTTACGGCTTAACCAAAGATGAAAAACAATTGATGTTTAGAAATGCGTTAAGAAAAACATGGGCAGAATTATTGGCGCGGGAATTAGTTTTGATTGACTCGCCTGACCCGCTGTCAGATAATTAAGGGAAAGGGGATTGTCATGGTTAAATTCACTGCAAGCATTGAGCAAAAAGCCGACCCAGTAATGGATTTTACAATGTGCTTGCTTAACAGCGTGACCACTGGGCATATCTTGCACCTATCAAGCCGCAGTTACAGTCAGCACATGGCACTGGGTGCGTTTTATGACGGGATTGGCGACCTTGTAGACGCATTTGTTGAAGCATTCCAAGGCAAGTATGGCTTGTTGACCAAATACCCTGCTACTGCAGTGCTGATGCCTGACATGAACCCAATCGATTATTTGGAATATCTGAAAAACGATGTGCAAACATTGCGTAGGGCAAACGGCTTTCCGCAAGACAGCGAATTGCAAAATGAAATTGACAACATAGCCAACTTAATTAATAGTACACTGTATAAGTTAAAGTTTCTAAATTAACTTACAAAACAACATGACATTACAAGAAATGCAAGACTTTATAAAAGGGCATCCTTGGACATTTGCCAAGTCAATGCCCAAAATGCCGCATTTTTATGTGGTAAGGGAAAAATGCCGCACAGACGATGAGTTTGTAGAAGCGGTCAAATTTATTCGCAAATATGGCGTTCCTCGCCCATTTTTCCGTAAAACCTACATTTATTTTGACTTAGATGGCTGGACTTACTGGACTATGGGCAACAGCCTTGAGATAACCAAAATTATCAACAGGGCAGAAATTAAATGAGATTTATTGTTCGGGCTGTGCAAGAGCGCACAGACTGCATAGAGTATTTGCGCACACATTTGCCGCAAGCTGAATGGTGTTTTGACCAAAAGCGCGATGCAATGGACACTTTTTTGCGAGCAATGGAAATGGCTGGCAATGACCCTTGCGTACACATGGAAGAAGATATTTTTCTTACGCAAGATTTTGTCGGCAAAATTAAGTCGGCTATACAAAAGCGACCCGATGAAGTAATTCAGTTCTTTTCAATGCGTCAAGCTGATATTGACATTGGTAGCCGATATGACCGCAATTTTATAATGAACCAATGCTTTTACTTACCAGCAACGTGTTCAAAACAAATTTTTGAGTACAAAAATCAATGGGCTGACATTGAAAAGCATCCAACAGGCACGGATTTAATGGTTAATGATTGGCTCAAAAGCATCAAAAAACCATACTGGCTGTATGTGCCTAGTTTGGTTGAGCATAGAGTGGGGAAAAGCGCAATTGACTCGCGGCGTAGTTCCAAACGTCAAAGCAAAACCTTTTGCGACCCAGTATGATTATTTCCATTACGCCACAAGCAATTGACGATTACAAAATTGATGCAATTAAACTTGGCTTGCATTTTTGTCAAAAAACCCATTATTGGGGGTTTTACGATGGCGCGGAATTAAAAGGCTTTACAGGCATTCTCTGGTACAAACACAAGGCAGTATTTAAAAATCATTTTGTGCCGTTAAAACACCGCAGACAAGGCATTTTTGCTGATTTGTTTGACTTTAGCCTGTCCCAAGTTAAGCAAGCGCACATAAAAATTATTGAAGCCAACTGTTCGGCTGATTCTTTGCCGCTTTACATAAAAAAAGGGGCGGTTATCACCAAACAATACAAAGATTGGACAAAGGTGCAAATTAGCTTATGAAAATATACGGCAAGCAAAATGTTTACGATGCCGCCTTAGACCGCATGAGATGGCTGTTTGATGAGTTTCCCAACGTCATTGTGGGCGTAAGCGGCGGCAAAGACAGCACAGTTGTTTATAACCTTGCTTTGATTGTGGCGCGAGAAAAAAACCGCCTACCCTTGAAATGCTTGTTTCTTGACCAAGAAGCGGAATGGCAAGCGACCATTGACACTATTCAAGACATTATGGAAAACCCCGAAGTCGAGCCATACTGGTTTCAGATGCCTTTAAAGCTATTTAACGCTACAAGCACAACAGAACATTGGCTTATGTGTTGGGATGCCAAAGACGAAGCGCGGTGGATGCGACCAAGGGAAAGTTACAGTAAGCACGAAAACGTCTACGGCACAGACAGATTTGCAGAATTATTTAGCGCAATTATTAAAAAAGAATTTGCTGGCATTAAGACTTGTTACGTTGCTGGCATGAGAACAGAGGAAAGCCCAACCCGCGCAATGGCGTTAACCCATGACTTAACATATAAGCACGTTACATGGGGCAGTCGGCTTAACAAGCCCGAAGAACACTACACGTTTTACCCAATTTATGATTGGTCTTACATGGATGTGTGGAAATCAATCTTCGACAATAATTGGTATTACAACAAAATTTATGATGCGCAATATAACCACGGCATTCCATTGCCCAATATGCGTGTGTCCAATGTCCACCATGAAACAGCGGTTGGCACGTTGTTTTATATGCAGGAAATTGAGGGCGAAACCTATCAACGCTTAACCCAACGTATTGCTGGCATAGACATGGCAGGCAAAATGGGTAAGCATGACTATTTCCCAAGACAATTGCCATTTATGTTTCAAAATTGGGTGGAATATCGGGACTTTTTGCTTGAAAAGCTGATAACCAATGAAGATTGGAAAAAGAATTTTAAAAAAGTTTTTGCCAAGCATGATGAGATTTATGGCGCGGCAATGGGAGAAAAACTATGGAAAGAACACATTAACGCCATACTGACAAATGATTGGGAACAGGTCAAGTTAGGCAATTTTGTAAGGCGACCCGGCAATATTGATTTAAAACGACAATGGAAAAGGCAACAAGATGAGCTTAAAAGACGCGATTCGGAAAACGATTGACGAGCAAATAAATGCCAAGGCAAAAGTTGCCGTTATTGAGGAAATTAAGGCTTGGCTTCATGAGTTTAGCCCACAAAAAGAGCAACCAGTTAACCTTGTGCGGTGGATTCCTATTGAAAAAGTACACGCCAATGACTACAACCCAAACAGCGTTGCCAAAAATGAAATGCGCTTGTTGTATGTGTCCATTAGCCACGATGGCTACACGCAACCAGTAGTAACTGTCTACGATGAGGAAAAAGACGAGTATGTGATTGTGGACGGTTTTCACCGATATACAACTATGCGCCTTAACAAAGACATTTACGACTTAAACAATGGCTTATTGCCTGTGGTGGTTATCCAAAAGTCAATCAATGACCGCATGGCTTCAACTGTCCGACACAATCGTGCAAGGGGTAAACACAGCGTTTCAGGCATGGCAAGCATGGTGTTCCAAATGCTTGAAAACGGCTGGACTGATGAAGCTATTTGCGGAGAATTAGGCGTAGAGGCTGATGAGTTAGTGCGCTTAAAACACGTTACAGGCTTTAGCAAACTATTCGAGAATGTCGAATACCGCCGTTCTTGGGAAACCAAGCGACAAATCCAATTGCGTAACGAATACAACAAAGGACAAACCAATGAAGCCTAAGATGGTAAAGCTGACTGATATTAAGCCTTACTGGCGCAATCCCCGCGACAATACAAAAGCCATTCAAGCAGTCAAACAATCAATTGAAGAATTTGGCTTTAATCAGCCTTTGATTTTGGATGCTGACAATGTAATTATTGCTGGACACACACGCTTTAAAGCTTTGCAAGAATTGGGCGTTAAAGAAATACCCTGCATTATTAAGGCTGATTTATCTGCGCAACAAGCCAAGGCTTACCGAATTGCTGACAACAAGACAAGCGAGATGGCAGAGTGGGATATGTCAAAGTTAATTCCTGAGTTAAGGGAGATTGAGGCTATCGACAGCATGATGATTTATTTCCCCAAAATATCTTTGGAAGATTTATTGCAAACGACTGCTGGCGCTGGCGACACCATGAAGATGCCTACACAAGAAAGCATAGGCAAGGTTCAAGCCAAGCTAGAAGCCCAGTTTACAGAGAATAGCAAGGCGCGACAGTCGGCTTATGTGGAGGTCACTTGTCCACATTGTGCTGAGTCGTTTCATGTAGATAGAGATGAGATAGCAAGGGCACGTGACGATGCCTAGTATCCCAACTTATACAGCGTGCCAACAGCTTGGTTGCAAGCAAACACGTTCTAAGTACAACAGCTATTGCCTAGAGCATGGGGGAAAGGATTTGTTAGCTGTGAGTGATGGCAGACGTGCAAGCAATTCTATGTACCAAACGCACGCATGGCAGATAATGCGGCAAGGTCAATTAAGCATACAACCCTTATGCCAAGCCTGCTTATTAGATGGAAAGGTTACCCAAGCCGAACACGTTGACCATGTATTTAGATGGCAACACATAGGTAAGGGTGCGTTCTACAACAACTTACTGCAAAGCTTATG